TCTTCCAATATCTACCCGATGCAGTCCAGACCGATGCCAGACTCACCCTTTTCTGCCCGACCGATCCCGATCGATGGTGAATGATGGGAGCTCGTAAACAGCCGCTGCGAGGGGCAACCAAAGCAAGGCTTCACAGTCCACTTCTCAAGGGCAAAACTAGAGCCGATGAAGTCGCAAAGATGGCTGAGGATTTAGGCACGCCTTTATTACCTTGGCAACGCTGGCTACTCGATGACATGATGCGAATTGACGCTAAAGGAATGTACATTCGCAAGACTTCACTCGTTCTAGTCGCTCGACAGAATGGCAAGTCTCATTTAGGACGTATGAGAGTGATCTGGGGGCTCTTCTACGGAGGCGAGACTAAGCATCTGATCATGTCCTCCAACCGAGCGACAGCCCTCATGACCTTTCGAGAGATCGCGTGGATCATTGAGAACGCGCCTCACCTTAAGGCAGGCACGAAGGCGATTAGGTACGCCAACGGCGGAGAACGAATAGAGCTACTCAATGGAGCAACGCTCGACCTAGTATCTGATACGCGAGACTCATCCCGTGGTCGCACCGCTGATTTTCTCTGGATCGATGAAGTTCGAGAGATCAGCAAGGACGGATACACAGCCGCCATCCCTACTACTCGCGCAAGACCTAACGCGCAGACGTTACTTACATCGAACGCAGGTGACGCCTTCTCCGAAACCCTTAACACGCTAAGAGAGCGAGCTTTATCCGCACCTCCTAAGTCTTTCGGATTCTATGAATATTCAGCGCCACAATATTGCAAGATCACAGACCGCAACGGCTGGGCAATGGCTAACCCTGCGCTTGGCTACACGATAACGGAGGAATCACTTGAGGAAGCTGTCGCTACTAATAAGATCGAAGACACTAGAACAGAGCTTCTATGTCAATGGATTGATTCTCTGCAAAGTCCGTGGCCTCATGGCGTACTTGAGGCAACCTCCGACGCCTCGCTCACGATTCCGATCGGTGGCTATACAGTCTTTGGCTTCGATGTATCTCCTTCTCGCAGGAATGCAAGCCTCGTTGCTGGTCAGATTATGGGTGACGGAAAAATCGGAGTCGGTATCCTCCAGACGTGGGAGTCGCAAGTCTCGGTTGATGATCTAAAGATTGCAGCAGAGATCAAAGCGTGGGCTGATCAGTACCGGCCGAAGATGATCTGCTACGACAAGTATGCAACGCAATCGATCGCTGAACGCCTTGCTAATGCAGGGCAGATCATTCAAGACGTGTCCGGCCAGCAGTTTTATCAGGCGTGTTCGGACTTACTGGATGGCCTAGTGAACAGTCGAGTAGTTCATAATGGGCAAGAAGAGCTGATAAAGCAGATGAATAATTGCGCTGCTAAAGTCAATGACTCAGCGTGGCGAATCGTAAAGCGTAAGAGCGCTGGCGATATCTCTGCACCAATCGGCTTAGCGATGGTAGTTTCGATGCTATTAAAACCTCAACAGATCGCAGCGATTTACACAGGATAGTGTATAATTGCCCTCTATGGGTCTATTTGATCGTAAGTCAAAGCAGGTAGAAGCTCAGGCCGCGCCTCAGATTATGGGCGATGCCTTCTACGCGTCTAACTATTACTACAGCCCAGCCGTCACACGTCAAGCCGCGATGAGCGTTCCAGCCGTCAAGCGCTGCCGTGACTTACTCTGCACAGTCGGTACTATTCCGCTTGAGTATAAAAAGATCACTACTGGCGAGAAGATGCCAGCCCCTCGATGGGTGCATCAATTATCAAAGCATCAACCACAATTCGTTACGCTAAGTTACTGCGTGGACAGCCTTCTATTCTTTGGTCAAGCCTTTCTCGAAATTACAGAAACCTATGCTGAGGATGGCCGGGGCGCTGTCTTCGAGTGGGTTGCTAATACTCGCGTCACTACTGAGGTAGATCCTTACGGCCAATTCGTTACACAGTATTCAGTCGATGGTATTCCGCGTCCTATGTCAGGCCTTGGATCTCTCGTAACTATTCAATCATTTAATGAAGGCATCCTTACTACTGGCGCTCGTACAATTCAAGCCGCTATCGATGTTCAGAAAGCCGCAGCAGTAGCCGCTGGAACTCCCATGGCTACGGGTTACATCCGTAACTCTGGCGCTGATCTACCACCTGCCGAAGTTCAGGGATTACTAGCCGCATGGAAGTCAGCCCGTCAAAATAGAGCGACCGCTTATCTTACTTCTACTCTCCAGTACGAAGCTGTAGGGTTCTCTCCTAAAGACATGCTCTACAATGAAGCGATTCAGAATCTAGCAACCGAGATCAGTCGCCTAGCAGGAATTCCTGCTTACTATCTTTCAGCAGACATGAATACATCAATGACTTATGCCAATATTATCGATGAGCGTAAGCAGCTCGTCGCACTAGCGTTCCAGCCGTACATCTCCGCGATCGAACAAAGACTATCTATGGATGATATTTCTACGGCTGGACATTGTGTGAAATTCGATCTCGATTCTTCATTCTTGCGTGTAGAGCCTATGCAGCGCTTACTCGTATTAGAGAAGATGCTTAGCCTCGGACTTATTACTATCGAGCAGGCAATGGAATTAGAAGATATGACACCTAACGGAAGCGATTACTAATGGAAACCTTATACATCGAAGCATCCTCTATCGTATGCAGCGAAGATCGTCGCGAGATATCAGGAAAGATCGTGCCACTAGGTACAGGCGAGATCGGTAATACTAATCTCGGCGCTTACACCTTCGAGGCTGGATCTATCGAGATCGAAGACGTTACAGCCATTAAATTATTTAGCCAGCATGACATGAAGAAGCCAATCGGCCGCATGACAGCCAGCGAGACTAAAGAAGACGGCATTTATGCAACCTTTAAGTTATCGCGCTCAAGTGCCGGTACTGACGCTCTCGTCATGGCGCAAGAAGGCCTCGTATCAGGACTTTCAATCGGTGCAGAGATCATTGCATCAAAGCCATCACGCGATGGCCACACAGTCGTATCAGCGGCTAAGTTAAAAGAAGTTTCTCTAGTAACAGAGCCAGCATTTAAGTCGGCTCAGGTATTAGAGATCGCAGCGGAAGAAGCAGAAGCTGAAGCCGTCGAAGAAACCCTACCTACAGAAAGCGAGACAGTCGTGGAAGACACAACAGTCGAAGCAACACCAGTAGAAGCTGCGGCAGTCGAAGCCTCTGCACCTACTATCAAGGCGATGGCGTACACACGCCCACGCATTGACACAGCACCACACGTATTTCTAGAGCAGTCAATCCGTGCATCACTTGGATCTGACTCAGCTCGCCAGTATCTTGCAGCAGCATCAGATACAGATACAACAGACGTAGCAGGCCTCGTTCCTACTCGTCAGCTCACAGAGATCATCAATGGCAAGACAACAGCGACACGCGCTACGATCGATGCAATTTCAACAGGCACCCTCCCAGATGCAGGTATGAAGTTCCAGATTCCTCGTGTAAAGACAGCCCCTACAGTCGCAGAAACAGCAGCAGGAGTTGCATTCTCAGATACAGAGGTTGAGATCGAATACCTTGATGTCAATGTTAAGAAATTCGCTGGAATGCAACAGTTCGATGTAGAAGTTCTAGATCGTACATCTCCAGCATTCTTCGCAGAATTGCAGGCACTTATGGCTGATCAATATTCTAAGGCTACGAATGCTTATGCATTCGACACAATCGCAGCAGTCGCGACAGTAGATGCAACAACAGTCACCCTTCCTTGGGATGGCGATGAGTTCTCAGCATTCGTGTCACGCGCAGCAGCATCTATCTACACAAGCACTTTCAAGTTCGCAACAGGCGTAATCGTTTCCCCTACACAATGGGCAAATATTATCGCTCTTAACGATACTGCAAAGCGTCCAATTTTCGCAGCAGCTTCACCACAAAACGCAATGGGCGCAGTCGGCGCAGCATCGCTTCGCGGTACATTGCTCGGACTCGACATGTATGTTGATTACACTCAATCAGGAGAAGGCGATGCAACCATCATGGTCGTAAACCGCGATTCCTTTACATGGTACGAATCACCACGCCTTCAGCTTCGCGCTGACAAGGTCGGTACAGGTCAGGTTGAAGTTGGCTATTACGGCTACGGAGCCTTGGCGCAGAAGATCAGCGCTGGAGCTTTCCGCTTCAACAAGGCGTAAGCCACACTAAGTCGCTGGCCGGGTAGTGCCCTTCTACCCGGCCAGTCTTTAGAAAGGAAAACAGGATGAGTCTCACAACAGTTGCAGAATTAAGAGCCGCCCTCGGAGTGGGAACACTCTATGCAGACGCGACGCTTCAATCTGTCTGTGACGCTGCCGACGATGTCCTTCTACCTTTCGTATGGAGTAATACTCAGTTCTCTATTGCTCACAAGAACGAGGGCACAGTAGGCACACTTTATTTTGACATTCCCGTTGAAGAGATTTATTACATCGGTCAGACGATCAACGTCACAGGCGCCGGGGCACACTTCAACGGCAATAAAACTATTACCTCCGTATCGACCAAAGAGATCACAGTTACTACTAACCATGTCTCAGATACGCCTTACCATCCGTTTAATCCTTACGCGACAATTAAGGCATCAACCTATTTAGATCCGGCAGACGTTAAGGCTATTCAAGAAGCCTCACTTATGGTCAGTATTGATATCTGGCAGTCACGCCAAGCGCCTTCATCTGGTGGAGTGACGATCGATGGCTATCAGCCTTCTCCTTATCGAATGGGCAATACTCTTCTAGCGCGTGTTCGTGGATTACTTGCACCTTACCTCGATCCGAGATCGATGGTGGGCTAATGGCCGCCATATCAACACTCAGAGCAGGTTTAGCTGCAGCGCTAGTCGATAATACTAAGTACTCAGTATTCTCATTCCCTCCAGCAACGCCGATTGCAAACAGCGTTATCGTTGCACCGGCCGACCCTTACATCACCCCATCTAACGGATGGCATGCCACTATCTCGCCTATGGCGAACTTTACTATTTCCGTCATGGTTCCTCTTCTAGATAACGAAGGCAACCTAAACGGGATTGAGGATAATGTAGTCCGAGTCTTTAATAAACTCGCTACATCCTCATACACCTATAACGTTACAGAGGTATCCGCCCCGGCGGTACTAAGTGCCGTCTCAGGTGATCTACTTACATGCAATATAAATATCTCAGTCCTAACGAGTTGGAGCTAAAATGTCCGAGTGGGAAAAAGAGCAAGAAGCCTTCCTGATCAAGATCGGGCAGGTAGCACCATCAACACCTAAGCCAGCACCTACAAAGAAAGACGA